ATTTGTATTAGCATATATCTCATCAACATTACTAACCATTCGTCCGCCTAGTTGTTCAACAAACGGTCCAACCCATTTATCCTTCTTGGCGTATCCTAACATTGTAGGAGTATTAGCCATTGAGAATTTTCCAGGCAGTGCCGTTGCTCATCTCGTCAAATGTAAACTGACTGTAACTAAGGTGACGTAGCCAGGCTTCACGTTCGTTATACGACGGGATATAAGGATTTTCAATCTCTGATAAGCTGTTAGAGCACACTACACCGGCAGCATTAGGGCCTAAAGTAATTGCCGGCTTACCGAGCATTACCGATTCACATGCTGCCACTGAGTTGTACGTTACTAAACAGTGGACATCACTTGCTAGAGCTTCTTCCATTGTATCCACTGCCATGCGATCATTGCGTGGACGCTTTTGTCTAACTTCAACAGGACGGTCAGTGTGTTTCTTTATTTCTGTAATTGTCTCTGCAATCCATTGCTCTTGGTCAATGTCCCACATTGTGAAACTTTTAACACTAGGTGGGGCTAACAGAATTTTACGTCCCGGTGTAAAGTTTTTTAACTTAACTTCACAAGGTGCCAATCTATCACCTGGTCGCTCAATGATGTCTCTAATATCATGCACATTGTTTTTGATTATTCTGAAGTAAACTTTGCGACCATGATTACCAAAGTAACCGTTGTCTATATAGTAATATTCTCTACCTTGTTGGGCAGCGAGTTTGACCCATTTAGTAAACTTCATCCCTCTAACACAAATAGGATTATCAATTGGATGTTCGAAAGCTTCTACTGCGGACAATAACTTACCATTGCAACCTTCTGCAAATCGATTTACAAATGCAGCTTGCCGATCTGGAATTTCCATATCTGGGCCTTTTCGATTAATGCATAATATTTGGGTCATACATTCCTTTGAACACAATAGTCGGTCAGCATGTGCTCGTGGTGCCATTCGTCGCCCTGAGGTGTGTTAGCAAACTCATGGAAGCAAGGTGTGCCTAATGTATAGTGTAACAATTTAGCATCTAAATTTGGGCCAAACTCATCAGGTAACCAGTTCCATTCCTTTGGCAATTCCATGATACGGTTATCATCAATCCAGGTGAAACGATGTAACTCTGCACCTGTTGCTTTTTCGATAAACTCAGGTGTTAGCTTGCGATTAGGATGTGAGTAGCAGTTCCAAACTATAACACTAGACCAGTTCTTACGTGGATAGTTTTCATTCTTTGATCCAAGATACTTTTCAGTCATCCGAGTTTTGTAATCATGCTTGACTACAGCCACGTCCCAATGCGTATGCCCTTCAGTTAAGTTCCACAACTTTACAATGTCATCTCTCACAATCATATCGCCGTCGATAAAAATTGCTTTACCGCTGTATTCCATTAGATGTGGAACAAGAAAGCGACTGTAGATAAACTGATTGCTACCGTCAGTGTGTGTTTCTTTATAGTCTTCGAATAAGTTAAGTGCTAGAGGAATAATAGCAACAGGCTTACTTGCGTGTCTGATGATTGAGTTAGCGCATGTATGATACGCTACTGCTTCTCTTGGATCGTATCCGATAAAAATTGGGATTGGCTTCATTTTCTTTCAATATCCTCTTCTACACATTGATCGCCGTATTGTATTTCAATTAGTTTCAATGGTTTGCTTGTATCATTTTGTAGCATGTGCCATTGTGTTCTACTAATCCAAACACTCTGATGCTTGCTAAATTTTCCTATTAGATTTTGTTTACCTGAAGAATCTAATGTGTATACTGTTGCTTCGCCTGAGGCCACAAACCAGAATTCACTTCTTTTATGATGCTGTTGCATACTCAAGCTCTTGCCCGGCTCAACTGTGAGTTCTTTTAATTTTGTGCAAGAACCCACTTCGTGGAGAACACGATAATAGCCCCACGCACGTTCTGTTTTTGGCGATTTCCATTCTTGTAAAATCCAAGAACTAGAGTTAGCTTTATTAAAGCCGCCTACACCAAACACAAACTCTACATCATCAAACACCATCTCAGGGATGTTTTCTTTTGTTCTGTCCCCGCCATTAGCAAAAATAATTTGATCATTGGGATATTGAGATTTAACTTTGCGAATTGCATCGCAACTAGATCCGTCGTTGTCGTCGTATGTGACAACTTCGTCTACTATACCAATGGCGCTTACTAACGCAACTCGTTCATGCAATGGCATAAACGGACGGCCTTTTTTGCGAGTTAGCCATTCATCAGAATTCAAACCGACAATTAATTTGTCGCCTAGTGTTTTTGCTGCTTTAAAATATGCCAAATGGCCAGAATGCAAGGGATCAAATCCCCCAGTAACGATAACAATCTTCATGCCGATATTTATCGGTGAATTTGATACTGTTCTACTAAATCTGCAGGGGTTGTAGTATTAAATTCTGCTCTGTTAAACTGGCTCCAACAGATGTGTTCCCACCATGCAGAACGATCAGGGTGTTGCAAGTTTGCTAAGTTTTCAACTCCGCCCATGAGCAGAGTTGTCATTGAATTGTCCACAGTGTATGCAGGCACACCTAATAGACAAGACTCCACACATGCCATAGTTCTTTCACCTACTACTGCATAAGCATTAGCAGCTTGTTCTTGAAAGGATTCAAATCTAGCAAACTTTGCACCCATTTTCTTACGCCATTTAATGGGGCCGTTCCAGTATGGACTAATAGTGTTAGTGATGCGCTGTCTAAATTGCTCCATACTCTCACCTGTGCGTTCAGTGAGTATGAATTCCACCGGTTGGATTGCCAACACATACTCCCCAGGAGTGGTGCGCCAAGTATTGTGTATAGGTGTTGGAAACAAATGTGCCCTGCTAAAAGGTATTGGCCTTACGTCGAGATTATGATGGCCATTATACGTTACCCTTCGTGTTTCCCGTCGTGGGGTATCTGGACCCCAGTACCCGTATTCAATCTCAATGTAAGGACGACCTTGTTCTATCCAACTTCGCAACGGCTCTCGCCACGGTGGATGATGACTACTAATAAGAATATACCCGTCGGGTATGTCTGCTACGCGAGCAAATTCTTTGAGTCCTTTTAATCGCCAAGGAGTAAGAGACCACTTGGCATGCTCACCCGGCATGTCGTGAGCATAAGCGTACTTCATTGCTGTCCGTACCAAGTGAGACTTTTATCTAACCATGGCAGTACAAGATCGTTTTGATTTAAAAATCCATACCGATTGATACTATCAACAGCAGATTTTGGAAGTAGGCCAGTATCTGAAAGGCTGTACCATGATGTACCTGGTGCCATCGGCTCTTGGTCACTTTTGTATACCACAGCATGCAACCATGGATCAGTGGCAGATTTCTTAAAAAACCCAGCATTGCAATCCCACCCATTTACAGCTAGCATGTGCATTAGATTCACTAGTGTATAATGATAATAGCAACCACTAGGTTGAATAAAGGCTAATTTGCGATAGTCGATGTTTGTTGTTTGCGGCAATATTAATACCAGCATTGCGTTGGGTGCTGCAACAGAATGCCAGAGCTTTAGTGTTGCCAAGGGATTTATTGCATATTGAAAACTATCATGACACCACAATACATCATACTTTCCTTTACCAGGTGTATGTATTTGTTTTTCAAAATCATTACGTTGATATGTAACGTTTGGGTATTTTTTTGCTGCTTGGGGCGTGTCAATAAGATCTAACCCTGTACATTTAATATTAAGTGGTTCGGGAATTTCATCTCTAGTGGTGCGTGTTGCCCACCATTCTGTATCCAAGCCTGTGCCGCAGCCGATATCGAGTACTGTGCTGATACTCATCATAAAATCGTCATGCTCGTATAACCAGTTTAGTGTTTCTAAACTGTGAGCATGACTATCTTCGGGATTTCTAAAAAACATTAAACAGTAATATCTTCCATGCCAGCTGTACGCAAACGAACAATGTGCCCCATTTGCCATTGCTTTGTTTCTAGCCCTTTTAAAATACCAAGCCACTTATTACGAAGTAACGCAACTTCGTTAATAATTGTTTCAAAGTCAATCACTTCGTCCTCGCCGTCGACATACTTTTCAGCGTCACGGCTTGTTAATGCGCGAGCATACCCTTCGAGATACTTTTGAAAATGCTTACGTCGGATCTTACGCAACTGTATATTTAAAAGGTTTAACACAGCTTCAATTTCTTGAAGCTGGTTAAAGCGATGTTCAGTGGTGCCAGGTAGTTCCTTTATGTTTTTTTCAACAAGGCCCCCAATACGACATTCGTTTTTAGCTGACACTATTTCTTTTTCATAGTGTGCAATAAAATCAGGAATGGCGCCCAGGTCAGCAACTACACGACTATACCACATTAATTTTCCCAGTTAGAATCATCATCTTCGTCGTCTTCTTCGTCAACATACTCTTCTTCATCGGCATTGATATAAACTGACAGTGCATTTTTAATTTGAGTATCGCCTGCAAACGCTGACTTAATTTCTTCTGGGTCACAATCGTTGTCGACAAGTACACTAACAAGATTTTCTGCTGCTTCGGCACGATCTACTACATTAATATAACGTTTAAGTTCGTCCCAGATTATGCTTGCTAATTGTTCCATTATTCGGAATCCTCCTCAATGGTACTTACCTCTTCCTTCTGATTTCCAAAGTCTTTCATCACTGTGTCAAGACATCCGTCGTCGTTCTTTTCCCAGGCCTTGCGAAACTTCTTGATGATTTCGCCTTCGCTTGTGGTAAACACCAAACTGTTGCCTTCGCGCTTGAGCAAGCCCTTCTTCTCGATCAAGTCAACCAAGCCAGAATGTGGGCTCATGCCTGTTGTGTAAGGGATCTTGACTTGCACGCCTTCAAAAGGTTTAGCATAACGTGTTTTCATAACTTTACAACCGGCACGAATACCGTTTACATCAGAAACTTTGTTACCGTCTTCGTCTTCTTTCAGCTTCATCTTCTTCATAGCAACTACAATAGAGCTAGCATAGATGAAGCCTTGACCACCAGAGATCTTGTCATCTGGGTCAAACATATCTTGCGATGCGTATGTGTGGTTGGTACAAACCAATCCAACACCGTATGCACCAAACATGTTTACACAGTTACGAACCAATGCAGTAAGTGCTTTAGGTTTACGACCCAAGTCACCTTTCATGTCACCTGCTTCAAACTGGTTAACGTCTGTAGGAGTCAACAACATGCCCAGGGAGTCAATAACAAACAACACCTTTGGACGTTCGCCGTCTGGCAGTGCTTTGTAGTCGCTCATGAATGTGGAGATTGTTTTAGCCACGTCATCGATCATAGCCATGCTCAACTTGAGCAACTTACTATCGCTAGTATCAACACCAAGTGCTTTGAGCCAGTCTTCGTCAAGAGCGTTTTCTGAGTCAATCAGCACAACAAAGATACCTTGCTCTTGTGCGTTCTTGATAATGTTACCAGAACAGATATATGATTTGCCTGCACCTGAGTCGCCAGCAAACACTGTAACCTTGCCCAGTGGAATACCACGATTCCAGTCGCCACTGATCAAATAATTTAAGGCAAAGTTGCCTGTGGAGATCCAGTCTGTTGGATCATTGAAGCCAATCGAAAGGCCATCAATACTTTTTGTAATTTCTTTTCGAAATTTGCTTACGTCAAATGGTTTTGCCATGTATCACCTATATAGAGAAAGAAGCACAAGGAGTTACCCTTGTGCTGATGCAATGTTTATTGCTTTTGACGGCTACGAATCATAGCCAAGATGTCTTGCGCATTTTGCCCAGTAG